CCTAACTTCAATTCCAATGATGCGTCTAATTGCCCTTCCGCTTTTTGTGCACGATTGACTTCTGCGACAATGCTTTTTGCGGTCTGCTCAAACTTGGTATTTGTCTGTTCCTCTAAATCCTCGTATGTGGATTGAAGATGGTCTGCGTTCCTCTCTAACTTTCCGGTACGTCTTTGCACGCTTTCAATCGTGTCCCTGATAGAATTAACCTTTACAGAGTGTGTCTGCGTGCCCTGCGCAGAGATTGAATCTCTCTTGCTTTGCACTCCGGTTAGGGTGCGTTGCAAAAGATACGTTTCAACGATTTCTCTCGTGGTGTTGAACCGAATGGGTTCTCCAAGTGTCAGACATGGATTGCCGACACAAGTGCAACTTTTAATCGGTGTGTATACCGCCTGTTTCATAATCGGCAATAGGTTATTTGCGATCTGCTCCAGCTCCGCTCCGGTCTTGTCTGATACAAGAAAGTTTCCTGTAATCGAATAGTTGTTCCCGGCAGTTCCAACAATAGCACCGGCATTATCTTCGCTTGACTTAATTTCAAGCTGTGTGATTGCCCTACTTTGGAAGTCCTCATAATCAAACGTGATGTAGTGTCCGGTCATGGACTCTGTGTTTGCATCAGACGGAAATAAATTGTCAGACGGGAATAAATCTTCTGCCGGATAAAGTGCACTTGTAATTGCTTTCAGAAATACATATTCAAACTTGCCCTCTCGGTTGATATTTCCAAAGCATCCATTGATCTCGCATATTGCCGTTACAACGGTTTTTCCGCTGATAGCGGTTTCTTCTGTGACCGCGCTTGAATCGTCCGTCTGTGTGGCTACAATCGTCTTATTTACCGTCATGGAATCATTGACAAGGCTTGTTTCAACTTGCGCAATTCCAAGATGTGCAAAGAAGCTATCGCGGAACTGTTTAAGTGTTATTGGAAAGCTAAGTCCTGCATACCAAGACTTTACATCCGTATTGATAATATCATACATAGCGTCATATGCCGTAATCTGCCGTTTTGTCCGGTCAGCCGTAGGAACATCGGATGCAACTTTAAAAACTCCGTATGGCATCGGATTTTGGCTATCTCCGTCAATCGTTTCTTCAATAGAGATTGTCTTTCCAATAATGTTTCCTGCGGTGTTTCGTGCTGTGAATTTTACGCAATTCGCTTCGCACGCTCCAAACTTTAATTCAGACTCCGAACAAAGACTTTCTTCAAGCGAAAACGTACCGATTTCAAGCATCGAATTGTCTATTTTCTGATTCGTTCCAACAACAGATATGACCATTTGTTTATCTGTCGCGGAATTCCAATACTTTTCTTTCAAACTACTATTTATCATATACACCACCTACAAACGAAAATTTTATTGGGTCATATTTTATCTTCCCATTCGCCACAGAATAGAACGTAGGCTGAATATCTGCGATATATCCGTACTGTGTCACATATCCGCGTTTTTCCGGCACATATGCCGTGATATAGCCACCGCGCTCTTTTGCCTTGGTATAGTTCTTTTCAATATTCTTCCAAAAATCATCAAACTGCTTTTCGGTCAGCATGGCTTTGGTTTCAAACTCGACCTTTAAGGCTTTCAGTTCCACGGCATCACGATGCTCATATCCGTTTTCGTCAGTCCAAGGGTCTTTGTCCTGCATATTTACATAGGAACTAAACGTGTCCTGCTTTATTAAACTGTTCGGTATGGTATAATTGCCAAACTTTACCAAATATCCACCATATCCCATCGTTTACCTCCTAAAAATGGGCATAAAAATAGCACCTACCGTGTTGGTAGATGCTATCCATTTGATTAAATTTTAAGCTACTACTGATTCCCATTCAGATTTCAGCTTTTCTACATCGTTTTCAAAAAGTTTGCAAGCGATTTCGTACAACTGCGGAATCATTCCCATTTCCCTGTCGATATAATCCATCTTGTTTCTTACTTTCGGTTTAAGTGTGCAGCCTTCCATCCTTGATTTAAGGTTGCAGTGATATTTCCTTTCAAATTCTCCATAAAGCAACGAATAGCGTTCTTGATACTTTCCATCAGCACCAAAACGAACAATCTGTGTTATCCGCTGTCTCTTAGTTGCCAAGTCAATATCATCAACGAGTCCAATAATAACATCTTCCTTATGGATGATTTCTTTCTTCTGCCTTTTAATGGTTTCGTTCTGCTCTCTAACAGTTTTTAATGTCTGTGAAAATATCAGCTTAGTGTTTTCATCTGCATATGGCAGGTAAGTGGAAATAAATAATTCATCATTATTGACATAACCACCTGTTTTACGGATTGTAGGAAGAACCTCGGATGTTACCCACTTGCGAAACTTCTTGGCATTCGGCTTGTCGCTCCGAACGATAACTGCATATAAGCCGCTCTCTGTAATGAAATTTGATTCTCCTGCACGACCGCCTAGATTTAATCTAGTCAGTTCATCTTCATCAAGTCTTTTTGCTACGTCTGTGGCATTTTTAATTTCCAATGCCCTGCAAACATCAATAAGGCAAAACATCGGTTCATCATCGACCATGACCATTCTAATCTGTCCGAATATTGGATTTTCAAATACCTCAACGCTGTTTTGAATCTTAAGCATAAGTTGTGATTTTTTCATTCGTGTCTACCTCCATACATTTTTATTTGAATAAAAAAGAGGAAACCGCTTGTGAAATCACATTGGTTTCCTCTTTCGTACAGTATGGCGTTCGAGTAAGTAATCCGCTTCTTCACGGATAAGGTTGTTTCCTTAGTAATAAGGATAGACTATTTTTGATTTTGTGTCAATCTGATTTTGGAATTAAAATAAGCCGTGTTTCCACGGCTTATGCTTTTATTCTTCTGCCACTATTGAAAATTTTACTTTTGAATTTCCATAATAGCTTGTGCTATATTCTGTGTCAAAAACTTTCGTGTCCATAGGAACTTCAAAATATATCGAACCTTTAGTTTTTTTACCCGGACTAAGCGTTGTGTCAAATGTGCTGTCTATGTAATCAACAGCATAATCGTCTGCGTATGCCGAAAAATCATATCCAGAAATGTCTTGATCTTCATCTGATATATTCTCAAACTCGAAATCTAGTTTCATAAACGCATCTCCATCATCTGGACTTTGATACGCAACATCGTCCAATGTTAATTTTGCAGATGAAAATGTTATTATCAAGTCATTAGTCTCAACCGAATCACCTAATGTGAAGTAGTCATCGGATGAATCGGTCGATTCTTCCGTTTCATCATCCGATGCTTCCACATCTGGACTGCTTTCAACTTTTTCTGGTTGGTCTGAATCACTTTCATCAAATACAAGTGCCGCAAAAATAAAAATAATTATCGCAACTATTGAACAAGCAAGACCCGCAATTGCAGTTCCATGCCCTTTCCATTTTTGCGTAAGTGCAATTATTGCGCATACGAGACCGATTATTGCAGGGACTACACCTATCGCAACACATGCTAACAAAATTCCTGCTATTCCGCACACTAAAGACGCAATTCCCCATCCGCTTTGTTTCATAATCAAATTCCTCCCAAAAATCCTTTAACTCATTTTAGTAACCCAAAAGAATCTGTCACGTAGTAGTCGGAATCTTCCGAGTCCTCATTCCAGACAACTAGGGATAGTTGTATGTTGTCAATATTCTTTATTTGTAAACTCACAATGTTATCATCCATTGTCCACCACGTTACATAGGCTTTTTTATGTGGAGATAGATCTTGATATAACGTTCCTTCTACCATAGCATCATTTACTGATGATGTGTCAGAATTAACCGTAATATTATTGTCTGTAATATTTTCGATTGTCAAGCAAGCTATAAGTTCGTCCGGGTATGTTCCCTTCTTTAGCCCTGTAAAGTAAACCCTAATGCTCGAATCTTCGTATGCAAGTCTGTTGATTTTCTCTTTCACGGTTACTTTGCAAGAAATCACTTTCTTTCCGACTTTAGCTTTGATCGTTGCCGTTCCGGATGATACTGCTGTAACAATTCCGCTTTTACCTACCTTTGCAATGCTTGGTTCGGTTGAACTCCATTTAACTCTTGCTTTTGTTCCGGTAACTTTCAATTTCTGTGTTTTCCCAACATCAAGCGAAATTGCTTTCTTGTTTAATTTGATAGTTGCCGCCTGCGCAACAATCTGTTTCCCATATGCATTTTGGATTGGCATAGCCGAAATCAAAACGGCAAACGCTAACCCCATTGCTACCAATATTCTTTTTGTTCGCTTCATAATAACGCCCCTTTCCCTTGTGATACATTGACTATACCACAAGGGAATCAGAATGTCTATGTTTATACCGGAAATGGTGATATTCCGGTGCGATTAAAATACTCTTGTGCGCTTTGGCGTGTGCTATCAAAGATAACTTTTCCGTCAAGTGAAATCTGAATCGGTCGATTATTTCCTCCGCCCATTTTCACAAGTGGCTGGATAACTTCCTTTACAGCCTGTGCAACTCCGTAAGAAACAGACGATACAATCTGGTCGTTATTCATAACTGCCGTATGACCGCCAAGCGTACCGACAAGTTCCGGTCCTGCTTCTCTTGCAACGAACATCTGTCCCATGTTTGGCAATCCACCGACTGCGTATTTCTTAACCGGTTTCCAACTTCCGCCGGAGAATACACCGCCATCAGCTTTCTTTGTACTCTTTCCTGTAAGTCTAGCCGTAAAGTCTAACACTGCATTTTTAATTCTATTCACAAAAGAGGTTATGAGCGCAGTGAATCCACCAAGTCTTTTGTTTGCAGGCTTTATATTATCAGTTACCCTCGTCAGAGTGCCTGTAAAGTGATTTAATGTCTTATCACTTCTTTTAATCTTGTCCTTATTCGCAATAAGTTCCGCAGTGTAATTGCTTATCCTTTTGTATTTATCTGGTATTTTATCTTTGTTTCCTGTTAAACTAGCCGTGTAATTTGCCAGTGTTTTATCACTTGACTTTATCTTGTCCTTATTTTTGGATATATTTGCAAGATAATTGTTTAAAGATTTATTCTTGGTTGGAATAACATCTTTGTTTTTCGATAAATTTGCTGTAAAATTCTTTAACGATTTATCGCTTAGTTTTATTCCGTCCTTCCCCTTTTCTAATCCTGCCGTAAATCCTTTTAGTTTTTTGTTTTTAATTTTGTCATCAGCAGATATTATTTCTGCTTTTAGCTTTATTTTCTGCGGCTTTGATTTTGCATACTCGCTTACCACAGAAGAAATTCCGGAAATTGGACGGTTGGATACAACTTTTTTCTTATTTTCCGCTCTTACCCTTGCATTTCTTTTTTGCGTATTTGCAAACCTGCGCGCTTCATCCGGCATCCCCGCTGTTGATTTCTTTTCTGCTTCTTTTTTTTCTTTTTGTTTTCTATACCAATCCGTATTCTCAGCCAATCTTTTTTTGGACTCATCATCTGAAGGATAAGCATTTTTTTTGACCTTATTTTTTTCTTGGCTTTTTGGAACTTTAAGCGTTTTCTTTTTTCCATCCCATCCGGTTACTGTAACCTTTTTCCCAAGCATCAAGTCAACTTTTTTCTTAAAGTCCTTTATTGTTTTTTTCATTTTATCGCTTTTTTCAACAAAAAACTTTCCAAGCGAAATTCCAACTGAAACCGTTACTCCGGCAAGCGCAAAATACGGATTTCCGCCCGACATATAAAATGCCGCTCCACCAGCCGCCAATGCTTCTACAACGGAGGATGTAAAATCTGTCTTTTTTTCAGACAATTGAAAACCTATAGTTGCAATAAACGCTGCCAATCCAAGACCATTGAGTTTGAAAGTCTTTCCACCTTTTCCGCCTTTTCCTCCGCTCGTAAACCCAAGTATGGAACAAAGCGCAGATGAAACTATAGGCGCAAGTTTTCCACCAGAAAACATGAGAATTGTAGCCAAACTCTTTGGTGTTAAATTTGTTAGGAATGTTTTTAATCCATTGAAAATATCTTTCCAACTCAAATCATCAAAGAATCCTCGGACAAACTTCCAAAAACCATCAACCCATCCGTTGATAGCTTCTGCGCACTGTTTCCACTTGAATTTCTTGAAAAAACGATTAAATCCATGCGCCACATTCTTGCCAAATGTTTCAAACTTAAATTTATCCGTAAATCCTTTTGATGCGAATATTGCAGTATTCAACGCTCCTGCAATCACATCAGCAGTTGCGGTAAATACACTATTTCCCTTTTTATCTTCTGAAAACAAACCATTAAGAAACTCTGCGAGTCCTGTTCCAAATCCGGACGCTTTAGCATATATTTTATCCCATTCAATGCCACCAACGGCTTTTACAAGGGCTTTTCTTATTTCAATCCCAAGTCCTTCAAGGTCTTTTATGTTGCTTACGAAATCCTTGTAAATAGTGTCTGTCTTAACCAGTTTTCCGATATCTCCACCACCGGAACCACCAGCGCCTGAACTAGAGCCGGAACCTTTGTTTCCAGAACCGGAACCCTTGTCTTTACTCTGTTTTGAAATAACCTTTAATTCATCAAATGCACGAGTTGCCTGTTGGATTTCCTTTTTTGCTTTCTTGGCATTCTTTGCGATACCGCCTGTGTTTTTCCCTGCGTTTCCTGCGGCATTACTTAAATCGTCCATGCCGTCAGATGCGCTTCCAATATCATCAGCAAGGCCGCTGATCCCTGCTCCTTTGCTTGCTTCATATCTCCATCCAAAGATTGAACCTAAAGCATTTGTTACCATTTCCGCAAAGGAAATCACCTTTTGCAGAACTGCATTGAGTACCTTGATAAACGGCTTAAATGCATTGATTAAACCACCACCAACAACCGCTCCAAGTGCTTTGAAATTCTCTCTAAGCATGGTTATCTGGTTATGCCAACTATCTTGCGTCCTCTTGAAGTCCTCGGTTATATTGGTTGTATGCGCAAGCACATACTGATAACGCAACATGGCTTTTTGAGCCTGCGTCATTGAGGAAATGTTTGCATCAAGTCCTTGTTTTAATGCCCATTCCTTTAATGTTGCCTGTGTCAAGTCGATACCATAACGCCGCATAGGTGCCGTAGTACCGGAAAATACAGATTGCAGACTCTTGGCAATATCTTCTTGACTCACATCATAGAATGAAGCCATATCTCCGGCTAATTCTGTCAACCGGATAGACATTTTTGCCATTTTCCCCTGTGGAATATCAAGGGCAGTTCCCATGGCTTGGAAACGGCTTGCAAACTGTTTCGCGGACAATTCGGACATACCAAATTTTTCAATTGATGTTTTTGCGAAATTGTTAATTAGGCTTTCATACTGCCCGAATGTCTGCCTTACAACGTTCTCAACCTCTGTCAGTGAGGATGATATGTCAATAGCATCTCCAAGTAGCCTAAATCCTCGGAATAGAGTCCAATACGTTGCATATACTTTTCCGATTGCAGACGCAAGGGAGAACGACTTCTTAGTAACCGCAGAAGCACCGGAACTAAATCCGCTAAATGAGCTTGTGATGCTTTTTGCCGCTGTTCCTGCCGCTCCACCGGTACGCGATAATTTTGCCAATGCATTTGTCATGTCGATAATATTCCGGCTTACGCTAGGGGCTTTCGACAGTTCAGACATAAGCTGTCGCATTGCCGTAGCAAGTTTCGGAATATTTTCAATCGCCTTGGTGGAACTCTGGTAGCCAAGCTGTTTGATTGCAGATGCAAGTTCGGTCAGACCCTTAACAGATGCTGACATTCCAGAAAGCCCTTTTACCGCATTGGAAATCTGACGCATAGAACCAGCCGCGGCATTAATCTGTTTGCTGTTGATAGAGCCTAATTTGCTCACATTTCTTGCAACCGCAGAAAAAGTCCGTGTGTCAATTCCACGCATTGCCGTCATTGCCCCTGCAAGTCGGTTTACCCCGGTGGAAAGGCTATTCAAATTCCCGGTACTAAGTCCGGAAAGTGCGGAAGATAATCTCCCAAGCCTTGTCACAAGCGCATCTATCTGACCGCTTGCCTGTTGTGCCTGTGCTTGGATTTTTATTTCAAGAGACTCTAATTCCATTTATCCACCAACTTTCTACATAAGAAAAAGACGGTAAGATTTGACCCTTACCGCCCTTGAATTACTTTTTCAGTTTTCCCTTTTTCAGAAGAGAAAGCATCTTTGAATTTTCCTCTGATGTAAACTTAAAATTGGAAAATCCGTTCTTTTTTGCGATTTCCGCACGATGTTCTTTCGACACATCATCTTCCCCAACCGCTTTTAACGCTTCTACGATTGAGTTTGAGTTTCCCTTATACTTCGGATAATACTTGGCTTTGCATTTCTTTGCTCCGCTTACAACAATAACTGTATGACCTTTTGTGCGTGTCACAAGAATATCTCCGTTGCGAAGAACGAACCCGACATGATAAGAACCCATATCATCGAACAGACCGGATTTCAAAATTACCGGTCGTTCATTGGATGTATTGAAATCTCCCACATCCTTACCGGATGCATAGATAATACAGGCACGTACAAGGGAAGAACAATCGCATTCCGTCTTGACTTTTGTGTTGATTCCATGCTTAATGACTCCGTAGCGTTCCGATTGGTCATAGCCGATATTTTTGTTATCAGATGCAATCTTCATAGCTTCGGCTAACTTCTCCGCAACCCTATCGTCCTTCGCTCTTAGCACGTACCATCCCTTAGAATGGTTATAGAACTTCTGCATCGAAACTTCTTGTCCGGTCTGGTCTCCGGCTTTCCCACCAGAATAACAGTTGCCGTGTTCATCATGCCTAGCACTTCCAATAATTACTGCCATAGCAATACCTCTTTTCTTAAACTATCTTTGGTTTTGGTAAATGTGATTGTCTTGATTTAGCCGCCCATTCTTCTTCTGCCTTAAGCATTTCTCGTATCTCTGCATCGGGATCGTCCGTATTCTGCTTTTCGATAGAATCATAGCAAGTTTCTTTCACGTACTTGCTATTACCCTTTCCGAATGTCGCGTCTATTGCGGTCACGAGTGCTGACGTTGCGTATCTGCCAAACCACATATACATTTCCATGTCGCGTTGTTTCCATTCTGCCTTATATGCATCCACATAAGGCTTAAGCAACTCTGGATTCATCATATCTATATCATCAACGGAAAATCCGTATCCTTTCGTTACCACAAGGTAAAACGGACGGATTTCCGCAACGTAATATTCCCATGTTAGTTCTTGTTGGCTGTCTTGGATGGAGTTTTCTTTGCCGGCGTTCGATTCTTCTTCTCCGTCTCCATCATTTGCGCTAAAAAACTGTTTGACTCCAACTCGGACTCTAACTCATTAAACAAGTCAAGGCAGTTGATTTCGCCATTGTCAATCTTTTCGGAAAGCATATCAAGCACCTTCTGGAACTGCTCGTCATATCCTTCCCCTGTTTCGTAGTCATATCCAAACTCGTCCTTATGGCTTACTTGCAGTCCTACAAGAAGCATCTTAGGAAGTGTTTCAAGTAACAGTTTCTCTACAGACTCTAAGCTTCCGTCCTGCTCACTTACCGACTCTGATACATCTTTGATAAGATGTGACTTTAATGTTGGCTTAAAACCAAATTTGATTGAATATTCGCTATTTCCTAACTTAACTTTCATGTTTTACCTTGCCTTTCTGCCCTATATTGGCAAGGGGCAGTGTTGCCACCGCCCCATTGTTGCTTATCTTATTGCTTCAAGTTCTGCTATCGACCGTTCATCCTCGCCTACCGGTGCGGTCGATTGCTCGTCCGATAGGCTTTTTACCCCACCACTGTTACAGTGAATGTTCCATCGTTGTTATCAACGACAGTCAGCTTATCTGTAACAAGCTCTGATGCTGTACTTGGAATAACTGTTACCGTCATTTCAAGGATTTCATCGTTTCCACCTACATCGTTAGGTGTGGCTGTTGCAGTTCCTACATATGCGTACTTCGCCACACCACCAATACCGTCCGTTCCATACAAATGGATAATATCAAGTTTTTTATCTCCATATCCATCCACCTTTGAAAGATATTCTTTTTCAAGGTTTCCTGTGATTTCTCTTGAATCAGAAGTCTTAATACCTTTTTCAAAAGTCTGCTGATCATCTTCCATTGTTGTTGACTCAACAGTGTTTGGCGGTGACGCAGGGCTTGGAACTGACTTAGCGGCAACCAAAAGATTGTATGTTCCTGCAAAGTCAGCCTGTTTTTCCGTGTGCTCTTTTACAATGACACGTGTTCTATAGCTTGTTGATGCCATATTTTCTACTTCCTTTCTGCTTATAGCTGATCTAAATGCTCAACGTTTCCAATTACGCGAGTTGCGCGGAATGTAGCCGTTCGCACTTGCTTGGAAATTGTTTGGATTACATTTGATACCTCAAACATTTGTTGTTTAAAAAAAGACACCGCATATGCTGCGATGTCCTTAGTTGCTTTTCTTGAACCTTTGTTTGTAATTGTAATCTGAAATGTTGGGCGAATTGCGTTGATTGTCTTTGCTTCATTCGTTCGTCCGGCTTCTGTGACACCGATTTGTCTGACTAAAAGTGTCGGGAATGTTGCGGTGCCGCCCGATTCTTCATCTTGCGTCACTTTAATTCCTTTTACCTTGCTTTCCATGTACGATTTCAAAAGGGAACATAAGGTATCTTCAAAATCGAGCGCCCAACTGTTTAACTCATTTTCCACCGAATACCTCCCTTGCAATCTTTACATACTGTTGAATAATCTGTTGTTCCGCATTGTACATAGGCATTGTGGCTTTGATACCGTGGGTATAACGCCATGTTTCGGTCTTATCGTCCCAATAGTACCAACCATCTTCAAAAGCGTGTATTTGCCCCGGATATGTGCCGACACCGAAGCCAAGTTCCGGCGCTTTTGGATTCTCTTCGGAATTGTAAAAAATTCCTGCTCCAAACTCCACAGCCAACAAAGTATAGAACGGTTCTCTATCTTCTGACGTTACCGTTTTTCCGGTTGCAATCAGAATCGCGTTCGAGGTCATTAGCTGCGGTGCTTTATCAACCCTTACCGTTATCGTGTTCCCTATTGGAGATTTCGATATTTGTTTTATTGCCACCGTCTGACCTTCCTGTGCAAGCCTAGAAACAAGCAAATCGCATTTAGCCTGTAAACTATCGCGGTACTTTTCTAATTCCTTTATGGCGGCTTGTATGGACTTAGCGGATAGTGTCATTGAAATAGGTTTCTTTTTCATGCAATCACCTACTTAATATTCTTGCGAAGAAGAAACAAATCCGTGGTCAGTCCTTCGTCAGCGACGCCTTTTACGATATAATCTGCGGTTTCTGAATCCACAAGTCCATCATCAGTGCGTTTGACTTCCGAACGTTTCCACACAACGTCACCGGCTTTCAGTGGCAAATATCCTTTATCCGTGACAAGCTGACAGTATGATGTACTATCATCAATTCCAAATTCTTTCACAAGGGCTTCTGACAACTTATTGCTGATATTTGCTTGGAATGTCGTAGGTTCTGAAAACCCTTCAACTTCCTCGCCTTTTGGAATCTTGTTTCCTTCTGGATCTAAATAAGGCACAAAGTTTCCATCGGAATCCTTGTACCCTTCATAGACAATATCTCCATTTTCGTCAGTTTGTGGGATAAATACCCTCTGACCAGATTGCGAATATTTCATTTCCTGCTTGTTAATGTCAAGCATTGGTGTTTTCCTCCGGGATTCCGGCAACACTTGTCAGAAGCGATAATACTCCGGCAAGGACTGATGCAGAAAGAACATATTTCCAATCCACCGCACCCATAAATGCCGCCGTTCCAATTCCGGCAACCGCCGCCTGCGCAACAGTTTTGATTGCTCGGATTCCGGCTTTCTTAGTCCAATCCTTCCAATTCCTCATGGCTTTTATCTCCTTTCCCTATATGAATCTCTTCAATCTCATGTTTCATTTTCGTAACCATTCCATTTCCACCTAACGCATGGTACGCATCATACATCTCACAGAAGTTCTGATAGGCATATGACGGTATTTCTCCGATTCTGGTGTACTTTGCATGGTATTCAATAAGCTGGACGCGCAAAAGGAGCATTGTTCCTTTACTGTTCGCATCCCTACTTTTCTTTTGCTGTTTAAGAAGCCAAACTATATATCCAAGCACTATCGGAAGTGCCACAAGATAAGTTTGAATCAAAATACTTTTCATTTGAATCTCCTTTTAGCGCACTGCCCACCACCGCTTAATGTGCGCCGCCTGCAACCATTTTACCGACACCGGCAATATGGTTACGCTCAATCTTCTTTATAAAACTTTAGCAAATGGAAATACCCCGACAAATAGCTTTTCTCTGTCTCTCCAAGCTCTGCTTACACCATTCTCGCTAAAACTCGCCATAAATTCTTCACCAGCCTGTGAATGGTCATAGACAGCCAGATTAACAATGACACTTTGGTGCTTCTTTAAGTCCTCAGCTATCATTTCATCTGTGTAGCTGTCTGGATAATTTCTCTTTGCCTTTACATCTTCTGTAGCCTGTTTAATGAGCTGTTCGATTATCGGATTATCTTCTTTGTTATCGAACACTACCACATCAGATGTTGTTTCATCATCATTTGCGACTGTATCAATATGAAATTGTTTAAGCCTGATTTTAACCTGTTCTAATGTGGTGTATTCCATAATTTCAGCTCCTATAACCCTAATTTCTCAATTAACAGTTCTTTAAGTTCTGCTCCTGTAAGCTCCATTGCGTTCTCAATACCTTGTTCTAAGGCAAGTTCCTGCAATTCCGCTGTTGGCATACGCTTAATAGCTGTCTTTGTGTAATAACTTGTAGGTTGAGCAGGAAACTTGTCCTGTTCTTCCTCATACTTAAGCTCATCTCCATAAACAGCTTCCTGTCTTACATTATCTGCTGTTACTTCTTCGCTCTGCTTTGCGGCGTTGATTTTATGTCGTCTTAATAACATATAAACACCCCTTACTTTCCGAACTTAGCAAGAACAACCTTTGAATCATTGCTTAAGACTGCTGTATAGTGTTCATCGCCAGAGATAACAGTTGTCTTTGCAAGAATATCTCTGTCTGATTCAATCTCAACGCTTCTCTTCATATAGATTGTAAGTGCATTCTCTTCCTCTGATGCGCCATCTGCACCCGCGTCCTCGTTAGGGTCATCTGCTGATACGATAACAATAGGGCAAGCGTAGAACTCTGTTGTAACAGCCTTTAACTTGCTACCTACCTTAATTTCTTTGCCCTTTGGCTTAAGCGTATGTGCAAGTGCTGTGTCAAGGTGAACATTCGTTGCATCCTCGTTTGTTGTATCAGCTACAACATTGATTGTTCCTGTTGAATCATCAAGCTCATACTTAACCAGCTTAACTTTCTTAGACTTAACAACCTGCGCTCCTGCAATAGAACCGATAGTGCCATTCATAATTACATTAAGTGGGTACTTGTCATTGCTCTTAAAATCAGCGTCATTAAGCAATGTTGCTTCCTGCGCTGGGTTAATGAATAATATCTTTGTAAGTGATGAATCAGATTCATCATCAAACTTGCTATTAGCCGCTACAACTGCTGAATAGCTGATAGGCGCTGCTGCTCCATCGTAATCAATAGGTGCTGTGCAAAGTGCGTCATAGCTGTCATTATCAACCTTTGCAGCGATTGACATAGCAATCTGATTAATAGCCGTACCAAGCGGGTCGCCATAACCAGATAATACTGATTCATCTGTAAGCTCTACAGCCTTACCTGCTTTCTTAACCTTTGCTTCTGTTGTAGATGTTGTAAGTACTGTTGTACCCATAGCAACGCCTTCTGCTACATCTTCTGCGTCACCAATATAAGCATACTTTGGCACAACGATTGTGCTTCCCGGTCTGCCTACAAGTGTTGTATCAACTCTTGCAATAGGCGAAAACTTAATTTTCTTTGGTAACTTAGCTGATACCATATCAGCCATTACTTGTGGGTCTACTAAATTTTCTAACTTAGTCTGTGGCATAGTTTATTTACCTCCGTTTTCTACTCTGTGAACTTTTTATAAAGTTCTGGATTCTTATTTTTGAACTCCACTCTTTCGTGGTAATTCATCTTGTTGAACTGTTCCTGTGTTATCGTGCTTTCTTCTCCACTGCCTGTATTAATAGCCGGTCTTGATTTAAGCCACTCTGCCTTTGCTTCTTTAACCTGTCTTTGCACTTCATTAGCAATTACAGTTGCTATAAGGCTATGGTCTGCATCTGCAACCGCCTCAATCAAAGAATCAATATCCTTTCCATCACCTATAACTTTCTGATAAGCATTGACAGCTTTCATATGATTAAGTTCTTTGCTCATGTTCTCGAACTTTTCAGCCTGCAATTTTTCAGCTTCCGCTTTTGCTTCCGCTTCCTGTTCTTCTGCTGTCTGCTTCGAGCGAAGTTCTTTCTTATACTTAGCTGCTTCTGAACTGGCTTTATCGGAAGCGTTCTTATACTTCTCTTTTTCAGCTCTTTCACTAGCAAGCTGTGCCATAAGTTCTTCTACGCTAGGTGTATGCTCTTCGTTCTGTGGTTCATTGTTAGTTGTTGGTTCTGTTGTTGCGTTAATTACATCTGCCATAATTTCTTTACCTCTGCTTTCTGCGTTTTTTGTTGTTCTCTCAACTTCTTGCGATATTTGTATTGCCCTTTCTCTAGGGCATATAAAAAGCCACAAGGCATTTTCTACCCTGTGGCTCAATATCAATTATTTATCTGTTCTGCTCTTATCTATAATCGGACTATTTTCTGTCTGGTCTGATAAGTCTTGCATTGTGCGGTCTTTATTAGGTGGCTGTTCTCCATCTCCGCCCTCTGCTTGGTTCCGTGCATCTTTTTTGATTATACTGTCTTGATATGCCCTAACCATTTCTCCGCTTCTCGCTACAACATCGTTAGGGTCATCAAAGAATGGAATTGCATCAACTGTATCTTTAAGGCTAAATCCGTGGCTTATCAATGTTGCCATGGCATTAACCTTTGTTGACATTTCATAAGTTTTTTGCCGCTTAATGTTAGGCTTTACATCTCTTGCCCTTAATTTAAGTAATGGGTTGCTGCTGTTAACATTGTTTGACAACTTAATAGCCGCAAGAACAACTTTTATTTCTTCCATTTTACAGCCATCAGTAATTAATTGCTGTTTTGCCGCCGCTGTTTCAGCCTGTGACCAACCTGTTGCGTCTGACATTGCAACTCCTGTACTACCACCACTGTTATCATTTCGTTGTGGCACATTGCATTTCTGCAAGATTATCTGTCGCCTTGATTGGATATTATTAAGCATACCTGTGTAATCGTAATTAATTGCAAGTGGCTCAACTATTGGAGTTTTGCCATCTGCTGACGTGTAGGTCTGCATCCATTCTCCAGATTTTGGCTTCCTTACTTTTTCAGTAATTCGTTGCGCTCCATCTTTATCAACTGTTGTTTCCTGTTCAACTGGGAAATCAACATCATTTGTATGCCATACTGCCTGTGTATTCTGTTCGACATCATTTGTAAAATCTGAAATGAGTAGGTTTAAGTTATCCATTTCAGATATTTGCCGTTCAAAACAGCCCATTCTATCAAATGACCTTGCGTATTCAATAATAGGAATTTTATACAGTGGGTTTTCTTCTCCACTTCTCTCCAAAAACCCCCATTTTGTTTTTCCTTTATTTTTTCCGTTAGTGATTTTTATTCCGTCGGTAATTTCATATCTCGTATCTTTGGTAAAACAAGTGTAATACCTGGTACCGCTGTGCTTATCTTTTATATATGTCCCAGCAAGAACAACTCTTTTGTCGCTGTAGGCGGTTGACCTTACAACAAATGTTGTTCTTGGGTCTAATACATTGTATGTGAAATAGCTTTCCCCATCCTCGTACTCTGTATTTACATCAATGAGGACATATCCAACACCACCGATTTCAACATATCTTGCAAGTTCTTGCTGCTTCTGTCTTGCGTTCTGCGATTCGTAGCAACTGTTTAATTCCGCTATAGCTTTTGTAAGGTTAGAATCCTCATTGTCGCCATTTTGAACTAACGTTATAGGATTTCCCCACTTAAAACCTAAATTAAACTCCGTTACTTCATTAGCTACATTATCACAGCACTTACAGTCAATGTCTGGTCTGTAAGTCTTTGGATTCTTCCTAACTATTGGCTGTATTCCTGCGTCATAATCAAGAAGAAACTGTATTCTGTTAGAATTAATATCATGTTCCAAAATTGCTTCACGCAAAATTGGTATTATATTGTCAGACGTTATTTCTTTTGCGCCTGTATATATGACAATTCTTCCTGTCTGCATTGTCTACACCTCTAATAAAATCTCATGCCATTCGAACTTCTTCTGTCCGGTATTTCCTTAATCTGAAAATTGTCATCATCGTTAGGCACATACCAAATCCACTTGTGGCAGTGTCTACAAGCCAGTTTATGTGTTCGTGGGTCTTTGCTGTCTGCTTTAGTTAAAAACTTATGGCAGTTCGGACACATGATTGATTTATCTTTATTCATATAAAAATTCATATTTTTACCTCGTTGCATAACAAAAAGCACCGCCACAATTAAGCAACGGTGCTTTTGATAAGGAATATGTTTATAAAAAACATCTTTGTAACTTCTTACAAATACAGTATATCATTGGCGCAGTATGACATTCTATGACATCTTTAAATATGTGTTACCATATTTTTCTTCAAATGATTTAAGAGCATTTCCGTGAAGTCTGATAATTTGTCTCCATGAGTATTTCATTTCTGTAGCAATAACTTCAAAAGTTTTCTTTTCTATATATCTCGAAAACAAAATATTATAGTAATTTTCATTCTCTATGCCGTCTATTTGCCCTATAATCAAATCTTTTTTTTCAATGTATTCATCTATCATGTTATCAAGATTATGCTCCATTTCGTCAATTTTGGCGTATGTAGTGCCTATTTTATCTGGGTCAGATGACGACATTACTCTTTCTTCATTTTTTACCGCCGATATGCTGTGGGAAAGCTCTCTAAGCTGTGATACCTCTGCCAGCTTATTATTTATCATTCTATTGAGTCTGCTTATTTGGTTCAAATAATCCTTGGTTGTCATACAAACCCTCCTTTTATATAGGACTTGACATAATTGTTGCTTTACGAATACATTTTCCTCTCATTTCGTTTTCAAACAATGCAATGCTGTCTGGTGCATCGTCATGCTTTACTTTTCCGCTTCTTGTCATGGTTGTAAGTTCTTTCATAAACTTATAATATTGGCTTTGCCTGTCCATTTTCTTGAAATCGCGGAAATAATAATCACGAATGATATTATCTCTTGCGTTTTCCATTCGAGTTATTTTGTTTGAACAATTAAACTTGAACCGTGCGCTACATCTTCCGCCTTGATTTTTTACAATGTCCATTACATCTCGACCAAAATATTCTCCGGCACTGTTACTCTCGAATGTAACCGTCTTTACGTTGTGCTTAATAAGCATATTTGCACATTCTGGCTTGGTAAACTGTGTTCCGGCATTATCAAACACTACATCTACGATATAAACCTCGTTGCCGTACACATATCCAATCGGCATTGAGCAACTATCTTCTCCCTTATCCGCACTGTCACAAGCCGCCATAATTGCATCTGGTTCTCGGTCAACAGGAAGTTCCTCAAAATAATTAAGCTCATTCTCCGCAAACATTCGCCCTTTTGCTTCAAATGGTTCTTGTTGGAACTCTGCCGCCCACGTTTCTTCCGAAACAAGTTTTCTTTCCTTTTGGTAGTAACCGGTTGTGAATATCTTCCGCAATCCCTTTTTATCTTTTCGATAAATCTCCCAATTGCTTTCATCTGTGATCGGGTCAAGTGCCGGAATCGCAACTTCTTTCCATCGCCATTCCAATTCATCAGCTTTATTTTGTAAAGCCGTAATCGGGTCATACAGGCTGTATTTCGTTCCCTGTATGATAATAGGTGTTCCCTCTAATCGTCTACCAAGAACATCATCTGTTACTTTCTCGCAAAGGAACTCCAATCTATCTCTATTTCGTGCTTCCTCATGGTTTTTAACGCAGTCATCAATATAGACAAGCACATTTGCTTCGGTACATCCTACGATTGCACCATCAATAGGTCTACAGGTAAATGTTGGGAAAATATTTTTGCTCTTAAGGTCGATTGATAGATTTTCAGCACTTTTATAGTCCTTTTCGCCTATCTTTGTTGCTTCCGGGAAAACACTTAAGAATCTATTGTACGTGCTTTCGGTTTCAAAACCTTGCAATAAACCGCCATAAAATCGCTTAACAAGTCCTTCGCCTTTTCCGACACCAAATATACTTCCGTCCGGGTCGCGTCCACCCATCATCTGCGCCAATTTCAGACCGCCTGTTGTTTTTCCGGTTCTTTTCGGTTGAGATACAGACAAAAAATCCAATTTTCCATCGTAAATCTCCTGGTATGCTCCAACTACGGGTTGTAGCACTTTTCTTCTTGGGAAATAAAATCTTTTCCACGGATCCTTTTCGTCAATTTCAATGTAATAAAAAAAGCTGTCCACAAGATAGGCTGCTTCATACATCAAAACATCGTAGAATTGTTGAAGTACCTTGTATGTCGTATCATGTTCCCCGGCATACACTTCTAAGTCTGCAACTCTTCCACCTGTATATTGCTTGACATAGCTTGCTATAAGTTGTTTCGCCCTTGCGGATATTTTCAATCCATAATCAACGTCATGCTCTGTCCTTAAGGCAACCGCTACGGCTTGTATGTATGCGTCTATTACCTGTTCATCAACGCCTTTTCTCTGTATGTAGTTTTCATATCCATTTACTGCATTGATTAACTGCTTTGAAGCCAAATAAAAAGCACCTCCGCAAAAGCAGAAGTGCCTTGACCTCTGCCTATAACTGTTTTAGGGTAGCGACTAACTCCGTTTGTTAGCCGGTAATATCACTTAATCAATATCTGCAATGCTCTCTACAAAGCAGTTGTAGTAGATATATCTCTTGCCATTAAAGTCAAACTTGACATATCCACCATCGTTTGTACTAAGGTCAATTTTGCCTTTATATGTTGCAAGTTCTTTACCATCTGCCGTATATATAGTAATGGTTCTCTGCATACCGCCATTTGCATCGCTTTTCATGTCTACCACAAATCTGTCCCACGATGCACATCCGGTCATTCCTAAACACAATGTCAATCCTAATGCAATTGCTATAATTTTCTTCTTCATAATCTTGCCTCCCTAAATTCTTGCAACTACGTGTTCTTTTGCAAATTCTTCTTTTTCCGGGTCGTAAATAACCGAACCGTTTTTGTCAGTCTTATTCTTATCAAATTTGCAAGAAATTTTTATGCATGGGTATCTCAATGGCGTGCATTCAGCATGGAAATCAATATTATACACTCCCTTTTGCCATTTCCCATTGGCATAAATCTTTGTGTAACCGCCTTTTCTAGTTTTGATTATGATTTTTGAACGTGTTTTCTTCATTTCCAATGCACCTTGAACCCTTTCTTTTTATACTCCTCTACGGCTTTTTTAAGGCTCATATCGTCCTCACACTTTTCATTCAGCATAATCACCACATTGCCTTTTTCAATTCCGCATATGTTGCAATTTGCAAGTTTCTTAGCCGTTCCAAGGATAGCTTTTGCCTGCTTGCGGCTCATTTCATAGGTTTTGGTTCCCATATTAACAATCATTTCTCATAAATCTCCTAATCGTTCCTAGCAGCCCTGCACACACGAGTATTGCATCTCCTCGAATATCTAATACGCATTACAGAATCATGTACAAGGTCTTGCATATACCCTCTTTCTAAAATAGTTTTCGATATTCCTCTTGCTTGCTTGATACTATTGAGTAATGGCATGTTTAAATCTTTTCTAAAGTGCTTAAAGTACGAAAAGAACCATTCTCTTTGTGCGTATTTTATATTGTGCCTTATTCTGCTATCTAATTGCAGGCAATGAAGTATTTCTTTAATTCTGGTCATTTCTCATAAACTCCTCAAAATCTTTCCTGCACTTAGGGCATAATTCATAAGTTTTCTTAAGTTTTCCGCAAAATCTTGTTTTGTAAAGCTCGCACGAAATTTCATCTTCTGTAAATCTAGCTACCGGTTCTGAATATGTACCACACGGCACATATTGTAGCTGTTGTCTTGGCTTGAATTTTATTTCAGCACCGCACCTGTCGCAAGTGTGCCATTCTTTTTGATGTTTCATTCTTTCACCAACTTTCTACCGCAGATAGGGCAAAAATTAATTTTTACGGCTCCTGCAACCTCTTTTCCATCGCTATTGTCGAAAATCATGTTATTTTCAGCTCCAAAAAGAACTAAATTTCCTTTACCATCAATGATTTTCTTTTTATTACGACAAAAATCACACATTCTTACGCCCCCAATCATAGCAAAAATCGGAATCCTCGTGAGATCCCGCGTCTTTTATGTGTAACAAATGTAATTGAATTGATGTGGCGAGGATTTGAACCTCGCAGAAAAGATTTACTTTCTCATAATGTCCCTGAGAAATACCTTCTCTGTATTGCATTTTGCAATAGACATTTCATAGCGTTTACCCATTCCGCCACACATCAACGCCCGAATTTTTCGAGCAAACGCAGTGTGTAGGATTCGAACCTACAAGGCGAATAAACGCCCGACCGGATAGCAACCGGCTCCAATTCCATTATGGGAACACTGCAAATGGCAATATCCAATCACTCAAAGGTTAACCAAACGCATTAGGAAATTTTGATTGTATCGCCTAACTGCTTTTGTTGTACTTCCTACTCACAGTCTTTTTGTTGTGCGTTATCTTTTTTGATTTCCACTCTCACATTCCGAAGAACCGAAAGGCCTCCCGAAGTTGGGATTGCAGGAATCGAACCAGCGACAACCCGGATATAAGCCGTGTCTTCTACCACTGAATTAAATCCCAATATAGTGATCGGTACGAGATTCGAACTCGTGTTACCACCATGAAAGGGTGGTGTCTTACCGCTCGACTAACCGATCATAACCGCCACAAGACGGTTAGCAATATGTTTTACGTGCTATGCGTTACACGATCATGTGACGTGGGATAGATGCATGATAGAATACCACCGGACGGTCTCGCACCGTCCTTAACAGAATCGTCCTAGTGGCGAAAGGAGGAACCCAAATGCTTGAATCACTCAACCAAGGGTTCAAGTACATATGAAAAACATACGTGGTTACATGAAACGTCAGCATGCAACCAGTTAGGCTACCGGGATTCGAACCCGGGAATACAGGAATCAAAATCCTGTGCCTTACCACTTGGCGATAGCCCATCATTTCCAAATGACCATAATATTCATTGCAAAGATCGCGTATGAAAGCAAATACCCCATTGCGTTTGAATTGTCTTTTTGTTTTACCTGTTCTCTCATAAGTCCCAGTATTACGAGGGCATCTGCCGCTGTTGCAATAACTTTCAAAGCCATATCAATATCTCCCATCCTCAAAGCTGTGTTCCTGTTTGAATCGTTCCATTTCATTTACGCTCATACCGAAGATCCCGGCAGATGAATCAGAGTCCGTATGTTCGAAATACTCGCCCTGCTGCGGAAACATAAACCGGAACATGGCATAATTCGCAACATCACACAGATATTCAAGATTTCCGGTTTCTTCAAACTTGGCAAGGCACATTTTTAAACTTTCGATTGCATCCACATTCCCGTTTGCAAAATTCATTATTGCCGGTCCGTATTTGTAATATGACTGCTCAATCAATCCTTTGCGTTTTTCATCAAAGGTTTCGGAATACTCGGTTTTCATCAACTCATTGCCGCAGCTTGCCATTACACATCACCTTCCGCTCTGTGGTTTGCTTTTTCGATGTCAAAGCCTTCCGGGTAACGTGCCTTAAGCTTGTCTACATTCATCTGCATGATTTCATCAAGGCTCCATCCGAAGGATTCGCAAAGCATTGCAAGATACCAACAAATATCGCCAGCTTCTTTCTTAGCATGGTCAATATCAAGCTGTTTCTCGTGGAAAATCCATTTTTTTGATTATGTCGTTAAATTCTCCAACTTCACCGGATAGTCCAAGGCAAGCATTGAAGATTCCACCAAAATCAAGATGCCGTTCGTCTTCTGCAATCAAATTTTGTTGTAGCAGATATTTCATATCGCACGTTAAAATATTTTCAAGCATTCTGCCTGTTGCTTTGCGATCATTTGTCCGCATGGCTAATGACTGATACTTATTTCCGGTCATATATCATTCTCCTGTCCGAAACACTCTTTTTGTTTTTAAAAATTTTTTTGGAAATGTAGTTGCGATTCGCAACGTGAAAGTGAATTGTTATAAATTTATTATAGCCTATTTACGGTGAAAGTCAATGGGTGTTGTAAGTGGGCTTTTTATTTTTTGAGGAATTTAAGGGACTTAGTAGCCGCCCGGCGGTCTTTCTGTCAGACCCCCTCCCCATCCTTTTTCTGCAAACGTGGAAATATAAAATATTTTCCGTTTCGTTTTGTTGTCATTGTGTGAAAATCAAATTGTTTTAATACAATTCATGTCATGCCCTTGTAACTATTCGCAAAACCTAACTTTTCCGAATAGTTTACGAATAGTTAAAACACTACAGCCGTTGGTATTACTGCATTTGTGAATTGTAGAATAACCACACACAATTTAAACCGTATTATTTACCGCTGCATCCGTAAATTGTGTATCAATTGCGTGCAATTCTTGGCTCTTTTTCTCGTCCAATCTTGGCAGCTCCTGCGCTGTGATTGCCTTGCGTTGTGTGGCATTATCTCCAATGCCAGGCTGATTCATTCCGAACTCGTTATTTCCCACGAACATTGTTCCGACCGGGCTATTGGAGTCGTACGCACGATCAAGGATACAATCCTTACGGGATCGCTGCAATTTTTGCCACATCTTGAAAGTCAACGAGCTTGGTTCATCACTAGCCCATATATCCATTGTGTTTGTAGGTATATTGCAAAAATAACTAAATGCCACTGTACTTACCAACTTACTGTACACGTTTGATATATATATATAATAATCACAAAGTTTACATAATGCCTCTCTATCATATCTGTTACAGTTAGTCGGTATAGTTGCATTACCAAGAGGACTTAAGCTCTTATCTTTTAATACTTTCGTATCTGGGAATAGATGCATACCAACATACTGCATTACAGCTTTCCACTGTCTCTGTCCAGCCTTTAACAAATCTTCGATGTGAAATTCTATACAAGCGTTGTCTATTAAATCTTGTACAGTTGATGTGTATATCTGTACTGTACCTAGATCCACTATAAGACTTGTAATATCTACACTCTCTATATCCTGCATATATTCACACCTCCAATCCGTTTTATCTCTCTGCTTTTGGTATACACTATTTCCGGGTTTAAAGTCAACCCCCAATTTTTTAAGGTGGTATTATATACTTACGCCGCACGTGTGCGCAGATATACACTTACTATAAACCTATAGGCTTTAAACACAGTGTATTATTATTAATTTAAAAGATTAAGAAAAAGATAGAGAAAGAGAAACATAGTTCTGAAAAAGCGACGTCAGACGATTATTTCGCCTTATGTCAGACGATTGTCAGACGATTTTTTGTAAAAACTGATACTATTCTATCATTTTCGGACTTGTCAAGAACCTAATACAACTATCCTTGTTTATAAAAATTTAAGAAAAGTTTTACGGTTTGTTTACGGTTTTTCGGAGATTTTGTAAGATATGCCCGGATGCGTTGTTGATTTTGGACATGGCAAAAAGAAAAGGCAGCCGGAAACGTTGTTAGAAATACGCTCTTGACTTTTGATCTTGGCAGGCGTACTATATAGACAAGTCACACGGCATGGATGCTTGCCGATGTGGTTCCACCAGCGATTCCGGTGGACACGGATTGAAACAATAGTCTTTTTAGTAAAAGCAAAACATTTAATTTATGTTTTTGTGTCGCGTGCAGTGGATGCTCTGCGCGTGGTATCTGGAGCAATTCCCCAGATACAAGGATTGAAATAATTATATTCTCAGTGATGAAAATGAGTGGGGAAGATGTTTAATCTTCCCCACTCGTTTTTCCTCTGTCTTTAATATTTTTCTTTGCATTCGGATATGTTTCCGCATACCATTTCAGAAAGTTGCCAAACATTTTTTCTTCTGCTTCCTCTCTTACTTTTATCGCTTCTTCTTTTTCCCGGAAACTCCCTAAATTAACATCCTATGTTACTGTTTATCATATTTAATTTTAGTACAGTTCTACAACTTTTACAACCGTATTTATTAAGTTTTCCTCGTCTTTGTCTACAATTTCAAACCCAGCTATAACAGGTGCGCCATACTCGTTGTTTCCTACGCACACGCAGCCGGAATCGAGAAGTTCTTCTTCGTCTCCGTCATCAACCTGCCACAAGTCAGCGAATCTGATTTCTTCTCCAACCTCTAAAGTTTTTCCGTTAAACATTTTGCATTCTTTTTTCATTTTTCTTTCCTCTCTTTCTTATGCGTTCTTTCCTGCTCCGTAGCACTCATAAAAGCTATCTACGAGTTTCCCAAGCTGTTCTGGTGCCAACTCTTCTTTCAAATCTTCCGGAATCCACTTGTAAGACTCCCGGAACAATGCATTTTTTTACAACCTTAGCCATGCTTTTATTTGCTCCTTAATGCAGAATAGCGGAGCTTATCGGCTCCGCCAGCCTTTTATTTGTTCAAGGTAAAAGTGTATTCGCCCCGGAATTCATCATCTGTAACCCATTCAATTTTTATCACCTTTGTTTCTTCTGGAAATTCTGCTTCCAATTTTCCAAGCGGTATAAAATCTATAACTAAATTTGCATACCCATTTTCCTTTTGTAATTTAACAGACTTTAATTTCAAGCCTGAAACGCCGCCAAGATCATAATCTTTTATGATCCGGTCAAAACCTTTTTCGATTGCATCCGGCAAAGATTCGCCGGTGATTTCCCGATAGTTCGCAGTGCCGCTTGTATAATATGGGGCGTAATATCTCCACACGGTTTTTTCTGCTACTTCCGTGTTCAGATCAGTGGCTTTCTTAGCAGCCTTTTCTTTGTTGTCATAACTCCATTCAATACCCCGATCTTTTACAATATATTTTTTCATGCCGTTCCCCTTTCCTGGCTTTCGCCTTTGCTCTATTTCTTTGATCTGATTACATTATATATAGTTAGTGCTTAATTGTCAATACTTAATTAGTGCTTAATTTATTATTTTTTCATTCTATCCATTTTATCAAGTTCCGCGAGAATCAATTCTCTAGCAAATGCGCTTGTCTTTAGTCCGTATGAGTTGATTCTTTCAATCGTTCCAAGCGGTAATATAATGTTTATTCTGTCTTTGTTGCTCATACATTTCTTTACCGCTTGTCTGTTCTTTTCTGCTTTTGTGTTTTCGTCCATATTTCTGCACCTCCGTATTTTTTCTTACATTATATATAGTTAGTGCTTAATTGTCAATACTTAATTAGTGCTTAATAATAATGCACAATTTCTAATATAATATTAGTGCTTAATTTTGTATGTTTTGCCTATATACATTAGTGCTTAATTTCTGTATAATACAAGTATCAAATGAAGCACAGAAAGAGAGGAAAACAACATGAGAAAATTTAAAATTGAAAACAACAAAATCTATAGCACTTCTACACTTTGTGAAAAAACTGATATTTTTGAAATCGTGGAAAAAATCCCGGTTGGCTTTTTCGTCTGGAATATCGGCGAAAACATGGGAACACATGAGTATATTCCGGTTTGCGAAGATTTACACCCAGAAGACAAAGACAATTACGAGATTAACACGGCAACACTTAAAGCCGTAAAAGTTACACCGGACGAATGGGAAAAACTTGATAAAGCGGCATCTTGGGGAGTTGGAAACCTTAAGCAAGCAGAAAAAGCATTAAAAAGCAAGCGTAAAGGCTATACAGCAGACAGAAAAAGAGCCGCCGCAAAACTCACAATTGAAATTTTCCGCAGAATTTGCGAATAGTCGAAACCGCCATACGGCGGTCTGTAGGAACTGCCCCACCTACACCGATGAGACAGGGCGCACAATGAAAGGATGGTTGATTATATGACAAAAGCAGAATTGTTGAAAGAGTTTGACAAGCTGGAAAAAGAAAAAGGGGTACGCATTGAGGGAATTTATTGCAATAGCAAGAAAAGCACCATAGAAAACGCTATAGAATGCCTAAAATGCCCGGATGAACTTTTAAACAAGTATTTAACCGTTGTAAGCCTCAAATACCCAAATAGCGGGCGCGTGATTACTGAAAACGGAGATTTTAAGCGGCACAGCCACAACAGATTGTATGTATTTAATACGGCGCGCATGATTTTAGCAAATTAAGCAAGGCTGGCTTTTCCGGGGTTCGATTCCCCGGCCTGCTTTTACCGGAATGACCGGAAAAATTAAAAAACGGAGGAAAACAACCATGAAGAACAAAATTTTAGCTATTGTATTAACAGCCGTAACACTTGCAAACCTTGCACCGGCAACAGCCAACGCGAAAACTGCACATACCTACAAAGTGCGCGGAACCGTCCGCAATTTTAGTTATACTATGCAGTATGAGGACGGAGAAAAGCTGATCGGGCGCGGGTTTGATATTTGCACCGCAGATGGGAACATCTGGGAAATGTCCGACACGGACACAGACGCACACTTTAAAGACGGTCAGAAAGTTATTGTTAAGATCAGCGACAACGGAACGCCAAAAAATAAAACTGATGATTTTATCGTTACAATTAAAAAAGCAAAATAGATTTTAGGGCGGTACTCTCCCGCCCCTTTCCGCGTGCCTGGTGGCGTTGTGAGCCGATTCGATTCCGGCGGCGTGGATTCCGTGAGAACTGGTTCTCACGCGCACATTGACAAATAAGCACAATCTAAGGAGATATAAAAGCCTATGATCTATGATATTAAAGCGAGCCTTAACGGGCAAACTGTGCGCCGGGTAGCGTATGGAGATTTGCAAGCGTGGCTGATCGTAAATCAATTATCGCGCGACGGATGCAAAGATATTTGCATGAGTGAGCGCGGAACGTCTGGAGGTGGCGAACATGGCAAAATATGAGTATATCGGAAAAAAGGAAATCATGCGCCGGGTGTCTGCTCTTGGCTATCTGGAAATATCCGGCAAAATGTGCGGCTACTCAAAGTTTGAGGGCGTGGAATGGGTGGAGTCTGCAAAAATCAAAATAACCGCCCAGCGTGGCGGCGATTGGTTGCAGATCACGCAAAGACCGGAAAACATAACACACACTTACAGCCGGTACGATGGGAAAAGCTATCTTGACAAGTGGTAAAATGCGGTCTATGCTAGACTATAACTATAGCCGGGCAAGCGTCTTTTGGCGTTTGCCTGTGACCGGCAATATTATCAAATATCATCAGTGCATTATCTATATACAACATAATATATGGTGTATTTGTGTTATTTGCGGAATGTCGCAGATATTTGCACGTTTGGTACACGTTTTTAGGAATCCGTGAAAATGGAATCTTGACCCTAAAACGCTACCACAGGGGGGGTACAAAAAAATTACGAAATATTTTTTGGGGCGCGGGAAAAATTTTCTTTCGTAAAAATCAAAGACCGCGCTGCATAATCACTTTTACTCAACTCTTCTATCAGCCTTTCCCTAGTCATTTCCGGATTTGTCCGGCGCACGTACTGTAAGAGTTCTGAAATTTTATCCATTATGCAACCTCCATAAGTTCAATCAATAGTCTGTCTGCTATTTCAAATACTTCTCTTCCGTATGTAGCCAAGAAGTCTGCTACAATTTCCTCTGTATCAATACCCATGTATACATTATACGAAAGACAGAACGCATGACATAATTCGTGACATAACACACGGTCAAGGAACCTTCCGCGTAAATCATCCGCAAGATATATCGTTTTCGTGTCCCTGTCGGTCATGCCTACCGTTCTACTTCCATCACTTCTCTGTAGCATATCGCTGTAACGCGACACTTTGGCCAAATTCCATATTTCATTGTTTATCGTGAACAATTTACCACCTCGCAAACAAAGAGGGCAAAATGCCCTCTCTATTACATTTTCGTGACAAGCGTAGTCAGCTTTGTCTTGGTCAACTGTTTTTCTTCTGGGGACATACCGGAAAAAAGTTCTGTCACATCTTCCGAAAGAGATTTCATGTACTTTTCAAGCTCTTTCATCTTTGCGTCCTTATCTTCCGGTGAATTTCCGTTATGCATTTCCTTTGTCTCCATGTAACTTCTCCGACTCATACCGGCTCTGCCCTCTCTTGCATCGTGAGTACCGGTACTCATGCCGTTATTTCCGCTCATAGGCTCTGAATAATACATCTTTCCCATACTCATTCGGTCAAGGTCTCTCATTCGGTCGTATTCCGGCATGCTCTCCCATTCGTGGTAATCTTCCGGCATCTGATGGTAATATGGTGGTTCTACATATCCCCTTCGTGTTCCGCGTCCTTTCGGTGCGAATCTTCCGTTTGAGTACCGGTACTCATTGTAGTATCTTCTTCCCGGATAATCCCCAAATTCTTCCACCATGCGCATAATTTCTTCATCTTCAGACTTTTTCATGGCTTCAACAATGTTGTAGTCTTTGTCAAAGCATACGATGTTCTTTGCAATCTCCGTCCAATCCTTGAGATCATCAAGGTTTTGTCCCTCAAAATTCTCAATTCCGATGCCGTCAACGTGGGCTTTCACGCAATCCATAATCTGTTTTGCAAACTTATGCATAATATCAAGCCTCCCTTACTGCAATCAAATTACTGTTCTGCACCTCGATAGCCTGCGCGGACGTATTCTGCACGGCTACGGTACTGCAACAACCGCAAGGCACATCAACGTATGCCTGTGCTGATACATTAAAGAAATTCTCAACTGCCGCAGGCGTTACGATCATCTTTGTTGACTGCAAAGGCTCTCCGTCAACCGCGATTGCAAGTGAAATCTCTCCAACTGTGCCGCCTGTCGGAATCTGAATGTTGCCGGAATACGATACCAAAAATCTTGCCTTGCACTGATTTGTGATACCTCTTAACTTGACAATTCCACTTCCCTGTCTGTGTACGATACATTTTGTTCCGTTTACTGCCGTTTCTGTGAATGCAACATCTTCTCCAGTGGCAACGGTTTGCAATGCAATTCCTGTTACTTCCATTATTTTTACCTCTCTTTCATAAAATAAGGGCAAACATTATAGTCTGCCCTTTGGTTATAAGTAATACTGCATAGCAGACATGATCGAGTTAGACTCAATTAAGATACTCAATTATTCAGTTTTAGCATCCGCAACCGGTGTTGCATCCGCATCCATATGCATAAGCATTTGGGTTAGGTACGACATATGCCGGGATAGCAGACGGATTTACTGCATTGATAATCTGCTGCGTCTGAGCTGCCATCTGAGTTGTAAGCAGTGCACTCTGACGATCCTGTGAAGCTGCTCTGCGAAGGTCGCTATTTTCTGCCTGTAAGCTAGAAATCTTTTCATTGCAGAGATAATCGAGAATAGCGCGTGTTCCTGCGTTCTGACTGTCGATAATGTCTCTCGTGTTGCTGTTCATGGTATTCTGCAACGCGCAAGTGTTAGTTGCCATGTTGTAGTTTACGCCTTGGATAGCTTCTCTTGTTTCGCAGCAACAGTTAGCAAGCTGTGACTGTAATGCGTTTGTATTCTGCATATTAGCGACTGTATCAGCATTGATAGCCTGCTGAATGCCAAATCCGGTCTGCAAAATGTTTGTGTTGATGCCATTCATGCCGTTTTGAACTGCATAGAATCCGTCGCAAATTCCGTTTGTAATGCCGTCAAGTTTTGACACAACTGCTTGGTTGTCGAATCCGCGCTGAATTTCGCTTCCGACACCACCATTCATTCCGTTTCCTCCGAATCCGTTACCGAATCCGCCCCATCCAAAGATGGCAAAGATAACGATGATGAACCATAACCATGATCCTTCTGCGCCCCATCCGTTGTTATTTCCGTTTCCGTCAATGTTCGCAACAAGCGGAACAGATGCACAATTACCTGTGTTAAACATAGAATTTACCTCCATAATTCATTTTTTATATACATAATCTTGCAAGAATTAGTATCACATTCCTAATTGGCTTTTAAACGACTCAAAAGCCTTATCTGCGTCAATCCCCTTTTCTTTGCACAAATTCCTAGCCATCTGCTCGATGCCCTTGGAATCTCCCTTTTGTGCCATCTGCATAGCGTTTCTAGCCATAGGGTTGCTCATTACGCTGTTATTCCCCATCATTTGTTGTAAAAACTGCTGTGGGTTTCTCATACCCTGTAACATCTGCATAGGATTCATTAAGACTCACTCTCCTTTTGTGTTCGTGAAGATTTTCTTTGCGTTTGCGAAGATAACTTATCTTCCAACTCTTCCATCTTTCCAAACAAACAATCTAATTTGTCAGTAATAGCCTTTGTCGCATCGTCAGACAGCCCTATTTCAATTCTTTTATCATCGCTTGAAGAATCTGCCATCTGCTCATTAAAAGGCTTGTAAACGGTCTTTCTGATTGTTCCGTTGGCATCCCATTGTTTTGCTACGATTGCGCTCATGTCTTGCATCGGGAAAAACGCAACGCTTCCATCCATAGGTACATCATTCGCCATGATTGCTGATTCCGACTGCACTACCTTTCCTTGGATACCAAGAAACTGCGGTTGCATCTGCGGAATCTGTGGCTCTGGCTGTTGAAATCTCTGCATTGGGTTGTACTGATATGCGGCATAGCTTGGGTTTGGGTTAAATGTCATATTCTGATTTTGCATCTGATACATTCTCTTCCTCCAATACTTCCTTGATTGCGTGAATCATAGCTGACTGATACACGAGCGGAACCTTTGACACATCTTCTCTCGTTAAGATTTTTTCAAGAATTTCATCTGTAAATAACATTCCGCATCCCTCCTATGCTTATATTTTTGCATAAAAAAATACGGTTCTTCCGCAAAAAATAAGCAGAAAAACCGCATAAAAAAAGAACGCCCAAAGCGTTCCAATTCTACCATTTACAGAAAAGAATCTAAAGCACTTGCGCAGACTCCTTTCTTTTGTGTTCAGTTTTTTGAGTACCATTTTGAGTACCAAAATTTTTTAAGACGCCGCAAACACAGTGTTTATGCGACTTTTAAAACAGTCCGTACGGGAATCGAACCCTAGAGTAATTGCCTTAAAATGTCTTAAAATAG